CTCGCCGCCACGCGCAGATTTTTTTCCGGTTTCAAATGGCTGGCGTGAAAGGTCGAAGCGGTGGCGCGCGCGCTGGCGCCGGCAGAAAGCCGAAAGAGCCGCCGCCGCCGCATCAGGAAACTGACATGCTGACGCTGCTGCAAAACGTGGCACTAGGCAAAACCCAGGCGACGCCCATTCAAGTCCGAGCCGCTATTGCTGCGGTGCAGTACACGCACACCAAGCGCGGCGATGGCGGCAAGAAGGAAGCCGCGCAAGAGGCAGCCGGCAAGGCTTCACAGGGCCGCTTCGGGGCGCGCCCGACACCGCTGAAGCTTGTCGGATGAGCGATCCTATCTGGACTACTACGCTGCCAGATTGGGAGCGCAGGATCGTCGCGCGCGAATCGCTGGTGCCGTGCAAGCCGTTGTTTCCACAAGAGGCGCAGGCCGCGCTCGACGTGTTCAACGAACTGCGTGTTGTCGATGTTGTCGGCAGCCCCAAGGCGGGCAAGATCAGCCGCGCCTGGGTGACCGACTTCGTATCCGCAATCTTCGGCGCCTACAACCCGGACACTGGGCGGCGACTGATCCGCGAATTCTTCATGCTCATCAGCAAGAAGAACGGCAAGAGCACAGACGCCGGGCTCATCATGCTGACGTTCCTGATCCTGAACTGGCGCCGGTCGGGAGAATTCGGCATCTTGGCGCCTACGGTTGAGGTAGCAAACAATGCTTTCAAGCCGGCTCGAGACGCCATCAAGGCCGATCCCGAACTGAGCGCGTTGCTGCATGTGCAGGATCACATCCGCACGATCACACACCGAACCACTGGCGCCACGCTGCAGGTGGTCGCGGCCGACAGCGATACGGTCGCTGGGAAGAAGTGGATTGTCACTCTTGTCGATGAGTTGTGGATTTTCGGCAAGCGTGCCAACGCCGAGACGATGCTTGAAGAGGCGACCGGCGGCCTTGCAAGTCGGCCCGAAGGTTGCGTGGTCATGCTTTCGACGCAGTCGGACGAACAACCATCGGGCGTGTTCGCCAAGAAGCTGGCCTACGCGCGCGGCGTGCGAGACGGTCGAATCATTGATCACGAGTTCATGCCGGTGCTGTACGAGTTTCCGCAGCACATGCTTGACAGTGGCGCGTACCGAGATCCGGCCAATTTCTACGTCACCAACCCCAACCTTGGTGCCAGCATTGACGAGAAATTCATCGAACGGAAGTTGCGCATGGCCAGCGAGAATGGCGAAGAGAGCATGCAAGTCGTGCTCTCCAAGTTCCTGAACGTCGAGATTGGCCTGCGCCTGGCGTCCAACCGCTGGGCCGGCGCAGACTTTTGGGAGCAGCAGGCCAAACCGTCAGTCACTTTCGACGCCATCCTGCGCCGCTGCGCCGTTATCACCGTCGGCATTGACGGCGGCGGCAACGATGACCTGTACGGCCTGACGATCGTCGGCAAGGACAAGGACACGAGCGACCTGTTGTCCTGGTCCCGCGCTTGGGCGTTGCCGATCGTCATGGAGCGCCGCAAGGACATCGCGGCGCAATTGCGTGACTTTGAGCAGCAGGGCGACCTCGTCCTCGTGCAACGCATCGAGGACGCGTGCGCGCAAGTCGTCGCACTCATCCAGCGCATCGACGACGAAGGCCTGCTCGGCGAGCTCGAAGAAGGCAAGCGCAAGGCGATCGGCGTCGATCCGGCCGGCATCAAGCAGACTCTGGATGCTCTGAATGCTGCCGGCTACGCAGACGACGTGCTGTGCGCCGTGTCGCAAGGCTGGCGCCTCAGCTCTTCGGTCAAATCCACGGAACTGTACCTGTCGAGCGGAGCCATGCAGCATGCCAAGCAGCTGATGATGGACTGGTGCGTCGGCAACGCCAAGGTCGAGCCCAAAGGCAACGCCGTCCTGATTACCAAGCAGGCTAGCGGTTCGGCGAAGATCGATCCGCTCATGGCGCTGTTCAATGCGGTCGAGCTGATGGCGCGCAACCCGCAGGCCCCGGGTGCGATGACGATCAATGACCGGCTGGCAGTCGTGTGATCCATGCCGATCAGTACCTACAACGCCGTGACATGGATTGCGTGGCTTCTCATCAGCACCGGCTGCGGCTGGATTTACCCGCCGGCGGGCCTGATCGTGGCGGGCGTCGGCCTTGTCGCCGGTGTGCTGCTCACGTTGTGGCTGGCGCGCTTGGGCGCGTTCCTGCAGCCCAAGAAGGGCGACTGATGTTTGCTTCGCAGTCGTTCCGTTCCGAGCGTGGCCCTGCCGACGACTTTTGGTACACCGCGCTCGGCACGCCCGCCATTGCCGGATCGCGCGTCAACCAAGTCACTGCGCTGCAGCTCAGTTGGGTGTGGAAGTGCGTCAAGGCCATCGCCGAGACCGTATCCATGCTGCCGCTGCCCACCTACCGCCGGATCGCCCGCGGCAAGGAGCGCGTGCCCGATCACCCCATCGCACGCTTGCTCGAGTACCCCAATCCATGGCAGACCGGCCTGCAGTGGCGAGAGATGATGCAGGCGCACGCGCTCATGCGCGGCAACGGATACAGCGAGATCGTGCTCGACGGCGCCGGCCGCTACGATCGCCTAGTCCCGCTCCACCCCGACCGCACCACCGTCGAAGTCTTGCCCAACGGCCTGCCGCGCTACCGCACGCAAGATGCCAATGGTCGCGAGCGCGTGCTCGTCTTCGGCGAAATCATTCATCTGCAAGGTTTCAGCGTGGATGGCTGGGAGGGACTGAACCCCATCCGCGAGCAGCGCGAGGCTATCGGCGCTGCTATCGCCGCGCGCGACTACGGCTCGCGCTACTTCGGCAACAGCGCCCGCCCGCCCACCTGGATCGAAGCGCCGCAGAAGTTCAAGGACGATGTTGCTCGCCGCCAGTGGGTGCAGGACTTCAAGGCCGCCTACGGTGGCAAGAACACCGGCACTACGCCCGTGCTCGAAAACGGCATGAAGCTGCACGCCCTCGGCGTCAACAACACCGACGCCGAGTGGCTCGGCTTCGTCAACGCCAGCGCGATGGACATCGCCGGCATCTTCCGCGTGCCGCCGCACAAGATCGGCATCCTGTCGGACGCCAAGTGGGCCAACATTGAGCACCAGCAGATCGATTGGGTCACCGACACCGTCCTGCCCTGGTGCCGCCGCTGGGAAGCCACCCTCCAGCGCGACCTCTGGTTCGGAGAAGGCTACTTCGCCGAGCACCTCATCGACATGCTGCTGCGCGGCGACACACGCAGCCGCTACGAGGCCTACGGCAAAGGCATTCAGGACGGCTGGCTCCTGCGCAACGAAGCTCGCGAGAAGGAGAACCTGAACCCCATCGACGGCCTCGACGAGCCGCTTGAGCCCATGAACATGGCCCCCGCCGGCAGCCGCCGTGCCGCGCAAGAGCGAGGCGAGTCGCCGCAGAGCAATGCCGCCGCACAGCCGCCCGCACTCGACGCGCGAAGCCTCGCCATTCAGACGGCAGCCGCCGAGCGCATCGCGCGCAAGGAAGCCGCTGCGCTGCAGAAAGCCATGCGCGCCGCAGACGTGCCCGCTGCGATCGACGCCAGTTTCGGCGAGCCGCATGCCCGCTTCGTCGGCGAAGTGCTTGTGCTCGACGCCGAGCGCGCCGCGGCCGACGCGCGTGCCGCAGCCGAGACGGCCAAGCAGATGCACGGCGCTGGCCAGCTTGCCGCCGCCACGGTCGAAGACTGGATGCATATGCGCGTGCCGCAACTGCTCAAGCTCGGCACCGAGCCCGACAAGCCGGTCACCGCGCGCGAGATGCTGGGCTTGGTGCGCGCCGTCGCGCAGCGCAACGTGCAGCTCGAAGTCAAGCAAGGCCCCGTCAGCTTCACCGCCGGCGATGTCATCGTGCCCGAGCGCGAGCTGAAGGTGCAGGTTGATGCCCCGATCACCGTCGAGTCGCCCGATGTCACCGTGCACCAGGGCGACGTGCACGTCGCAGCGCCTGACGTGCGGGTCGAAGCGCCCATCACCGTTGAAGCCAAGGCCGCCGCACCCGAAGGCGTGATGCAAATGCAGATCGTCTCCATGCCCGAGCGCGTGACGCA